GATTGCCACCAACAGGCCGAGCGTCCACTGATACTGCCGGTCGAGACGGTCAAACAGGCGGTCGTCGTTCGCGATCAGACGCTTGATGTCGTCGTCGTGGCCGTTAACACGGGCCTCGAGGTGCGCGATTTTCGCTTCCATAGTGTTTAGTTTGCCACATTCGGCCAAGTCAGTCGGTCAACTCGTATAGGTCGCCGATGACGTACCGCATGTTGCCGTGTTTGCGGATCGGGCCTTCCCAGGTGGCGAGCCAGTCGGCCGGGTCGGACAGTTTGCGGGCGACGTTGCCGGCAGCGATCCAGCCCTCGTTTGTGGTTGAGTCGATCAGGGTGAGCATGTCGTTGTCCTCGTCGTCGTGGTCGTCGTCGTAGGCGGGTGGGATAGCGGTCAGCAGCTGCTCGTATGCGCCTGCCGGGCATTGAGTGTACGCGAGGTCACGGTGCGCCAGGAGCTCGGCGTCGACGGTGATGATGCCGTCCCTGCGCAGGTCGGACATGAGGCGGGCGAACGACTGCTGCTGCTTCTGCGTGATCCGGTCGGTGCGGTAGTCGCCGATGCAGCACACGCTGACCGTGTTCGAGTTGGCGAAACGGCCGCCTTTGTCGTTGCGGTTAGCGCCATTGCGGTAGTCGGAGCCTCGGCCCTCAAACACGGTGCCGTCCGGGTGCAGCAGGTATGAGTAGGCGATCATGGAGAAGCCGCCACGCCGGTGGATCACGTGCTCGACGATGCGTGCAGCGGCTTTGGCGTCGCTGCCGGCGTTCGTCACCGAGTGATGCACCACCACGCCCTCGGCGGGTCCACGGAACCGAGGCGGCGAGCCCCAAACGCCGTGCAGCGTCCAATCCTCAAACCGGATCACGACGAACGCTTCGGGCCTTCGAGGAACAAGGCGATGAGAGCCGCTGAGAACGTCGCTATGGCTCCGGTCGCTTCGGCTGAGATATCAGCGCCGAGCGACGTGCCGAGGGCGACAGCGGCGACTACGACGGCTTGGAGGCGTGCCGGGTACGTTTCGATGCGTTGCAGCATGAGCTTGTCCTATGCGGGCGGGTCGGGCGGCGTCCAAGGCTGGCCGACGGTCCACGACTCGGGCGCGTCGCGCAACTGTTGCCGGTATGTCGCCCAGGCTGCTTGGTCGGGTACGACAGAGTCGACAAGCTGTGTCCAATCGCATTCGCGCAAAAGTTTGTTGCGGTATTGGCGCATCAGTCGCTCGATGTCGGCGTCGGTGAGCGTTTCCGGCGGGTTTTCTGTGACATGAAACGAATCGGCCATGATGCTCCTAGCTAAGTTCAATGACGACGATGCCGGCTGCGCCGTCGCCGCCTGCGTAGCCTGCGCCTGGGCCACTGCCGTCCTGCTGTGCCGAGCCGTCGCCGCCTGCGCCAGGAACCGGACCAGCAGCGCCTTGGTGGTCTGCGTTTCCCACACGAGGACTTGCGCCGCTGATACCGGAACCGCCGAACGACGAAATACCGCCGCCGCCAGCCTGTACGAAGTCCATTCCGTCGGACAAAATCACAGCGTTCTGGCCTGCACTTCCCTGCATCAGCAGCGTGCCCGTCGTGCCGATACCGCCTACGCCGCCTTCTTCTGCCCAGTTCTCGCCAGGTGTTTCTTGGCCGTAAATGCCACCAGTGCCGCCTGTTGCGACAGCGATGGTTCCAAACGACGTCGTGCCGCCGTTGCCGCCGTTTGCTTCTACGACACCAGTGCCGCCCGCACCGATTGTGACAGTTTCTGACGCTGCGAGGCTGGCTGTAGTGACTTGCACGACTGCGGTTCCGCCTGCGCCGCCGCCCGATCCTGCCGATTCGCCTGATACGCCGACGTCTTCCGAACCGCCGCCTGCGCCGCCGCCGCCCACGACCGTAATTTTGGCGTTTGTCGCCCACGGATACGACGCTTTCGTAAACGTGCCCGACGCTGTAAACGTGACAATCTGTTTTTGTGCTCCCGAGGCGGGCACGCCTGACGAGTCGATCAGGTTGTTCCAGGCTGCGTCCTCATAGACCTGCAAAAACTTCGTGTCCTCGAGGTAGCAAACCATGCCGTCCTCAGGTGACGTGACAGCAGCGTCGCGTGCGGTGGCCGTTGCGAACACCATGACGGCCTGGTCTTGGAGATAGTTCTGCACGTCGGCGGCGGTTAGAATTTCTCCCGAGTTGAACGTCTTGAAACCGGAACCCATAGCGTCAATATCCTAGTCTGTTCTGGTCGAGCACCCCGAACGACGCGCTGTTGAGAATGAACGACACGGTTTGCACCCCGTCCTCGAGTTGTACTGACAACTTTGACGAGTTTGGTGAGATTTGCCAGCCGATACCCGAAACGACGCCGTCAAACTTGAGTGTGGCCGTAGAACCTTCGGGCCGGAGCCTCAGCACACATGCATCGCCCACGCTGTACTTGACGAGCTGCCAGCCGTCGTTTTCGCCTTCGACGATCGGCTGCATGCCGATGTTGCGCACGTTGAGCGGCGGTGCGCCGTCGGTGCCGTATTGCGCCAGAAACGATTCGGCGACCGACAAGGTACGGGCGTCGGTCGTGCACAGCAGCCCGCTGCGTGAAATGTTGCGAGCACCGAACGCTGCGATATTGGCGGCGGCGGTTTGTTCGGTGCCGCCGACAGACGTGAATGCTGCCTGGCTGTAGCTCGAGGTCGTGCCGGTGGCAAAGTCGACCGTTTGGAAATAGTGCGGCTCGGTGCCCGACGTGGCGAGGCGGGCGTCCCACAAGTTCAGGGCTGTGAGCTCGTTGACGCCGGTGACGGCTTGGCTAATTGGTGCCTGGCCTCGGCTGCGGAACGTGACCGAGTTGTACGGCGTCGTGCCGTCTACTGGTAGCCCGTGCCTGACGTAGACGTCGCCGCCGTTGCTGTGCTCGATCGTCGTCAGCAGCGCGCCAGCGGTGCCTGTGTAGCTGGTCACGGCCTGGAGCGTGTCGCCCGCTTCGCCCGACGGGTTTACCACCGCGTTTTGGTCTATCTGGGCGCTGATCGTCGTTGCGCCGGTCAGTACGGCGTCGAGTTCGGCTTTGGCCGTGTCTGACGACACCGACAGCCCAGACTGAAACGCCAACGTGCCAAGCATCGTGAGGGCGTCTACGACTGTTACTGTCACAGTGGCCTCATACGTGTCGCTGAACGTGTACTGAATGTCGGCAACGACGCCGGTAAACGCTGCGGGCGGGCCGTACGTCCAAGTCGGTGCGCCTGCGCCAGTCACGTCGGCGTACAGCTTGACCTCAACGCCTAGGAACCGTGCGTTTGAGTAGGTGCCGCCGGCGTCGGGCGTGTACGCGCTGGTCGTGTTGTCGAGCTCGAGTGTCATCGTGCCGCCCGAATACGTCAGTGCGTCGCCTCGTTTGCCGTAGCTAACCGAAGCGCCGAGCACGTCACCGATCGGCACAGCAGCCGGGTTTGGACCGCCGTCGTTGTCGACCGGCTGAAAGTCAAGCGCCCACGCCCACGACGCCATCAGAGCTGCCCGGTAAGGATCGGGACCGAACCGCCGTGAGCTCGGGCGTAGCGTTGCAGGGCTGCGACGACGTCGGCACCGTCGGCACCGGGCGGCATGTTCACGGTCACGTTCATGCCGCCACCGATACCGCCAGCACGATCTAGAGGCACGACCGCTTCGGGGCCTGCTTCGCCGATGAGGGCCAGCGTTGGGCTTGTCACGATGCCGCCCTCGGCCAGTGCCGGAATCCTCGGAATGTCATCCGGATTGACTGTAAAGCCTGCGATCTCGAACTCAAGGAAGCTGTTGATTCTGTCGATGACCTGAGTGTTTATTAGCCCAATAATGGCGTTCACGACACCTTTAGCAACTGTGCCGAGGCCGCTGATCGTTGCGCCGAGCGCGTCGATCAAGCCGTCGATGAGGCCGCTGCCGAGCTCTTTGCCGAGGTCAAACAGCAGGTCTAGTCCGTCGTTGACGATCCATCGGCCGATATCGCCGACAAGAGTGCCGAGGGCTTTCAGCAGGTCGGGCGCTACGTCGACAACCCAACTGACAAAAGCGCCAGTCCATTCAAGCAAGTTGTCGATCAGGTCTGGCAGGCCCGTGTTTATTACCCAGTCAGCGATCGAAGCGAGCAGTTTCCCGAGCTCGCGCAGGGCGGGCGGGATCAGCGGGCCGATCCACTCAAGGAACGCCGCAGCCCATTCAGCCAGTTTCGTCACGATCATGTTCAGGCCCTCGGACGAGAACCAGTTGGCAAACTGTGCGATCAGGTCGCCGAGGCGGCTGATAAGCG